AAGCCGTCCACATAGCCAAGCCCGCACACCTCATAAATGCTCGGATACTTGTCTACGGTCCTTACGGAGTACACCCGGCCCTGCCATGCCTTGTGGTTTTGCCAGCCGACACCCTTATCTCGTGCCCCGATGTGGGCGGACACTTCAAAATAAGGAGTTTCCAAATACTCTGCACTCTGCTCCGTGTACTTGGCACAAAGCTGAGACACCCCCGTCATCACCGCCCGGCGGGCTGCCACGTCGATATGGTCACGGTGGCCGCTCTCGTAATCCACAACCTTGATACCGCTGTCCGCAAGCTGTTTGACGGAGCTTTTGATGGCCTGATTGTAAGAAATGGCCCCGCTTGTGATCTGCATCTCGGCATTGTCCAGCGCCCATTGGTAGGCTCTCGCCGGAGCCAGCATCGTTCGCCCGTTGTCAACCAGGAAGCCCATAGAGCGGGTCAGATTGCGGAAGGTCTGCCGCGTCTGCTCGTAGATAGCCCAGATATCCTCAATGCTCACCAGCGTCTCCGTGGCCGTCACACCTGCAAGGTCCATGACATCCCGGTAATACTGCTGATTGCGCTCCACAACGTCGTCCAGAAGCTTTTTCAAGCCCCGTTGGCTGATGTTGGCGGTGCGCTGGATGGCCTTTTCTATGTCCTTCAGGTCGATGCCGTGTGAGCGGAGTGCCCGGATGTCCTGCACCGTTACCTCGTTCAGTTCACCAGAAATTTTCAGGCGGGAACATATCTCTTCAAGAAGTGTCGCTTCCAGACTGCGGTACAGTTCGGCCAGCTCTTCTGGTAGGGCATCGAGAAGCTCTGGAGTGAATGGATACCTCATTCAATCTCTTCTTCCTCCTCGTCCGTCATATTCTCCATATTCGGCAGCATCTTCTTTGCCGTGGCCTCGTCCTCGTTGTACCACTTCATGCGGTACTCCCAGTCGTTCATAATGCCTGCCGCAAGGTCCTGCCGGTCATTATTTCGTTCCGTGGTCTTGTCCTCAATGATGGAATCATCAAAATCAATAGTCACTTTAGCTTCTTCGTCCAACCCGGCGTTCATGGCTGCATTACCGAGCCGAAGAATGATATGACACAGCTCTGTAATGGCCTGTTCCAAAATGATTTCATGCTTCTTGATGGTACGGAACATTGTGCTGTTTTCACTGATGACCTGGGTGGCTGTGGTAATGCTCCCCTGGTCGAAGCGGTAATGGTTTTCTCCAAAGCCACACTTGCTGGACAGTAGATTCAGTTGGTCTTGGATGCCCGTGTTGTGCTCCTGGGTACGGAGTGTCATGTCGATGGGCGTGATGACCACACCGTCGCTTACATCCTCCGGGAGTACATAGTAAGCCAAGTCGTCCGGGTCAAAAAATGGCTCTCCGTCGAGGTCTTTGGTTGCAGACGGCTTGACCATGATGCGCTTTTTCCCAAGGACAAACTCATTTACATAGCTGTCATAGGCCACATCTACGCCCTTAAGGACATCGATGGCATTTGCATAGACAGAAATTCCAAGCGGGGAATTGTCAAAATTGTTGGCTATATTAGGCCGATCAATAACAAACTGCCTCTGATCTGATCCGGTATGTACCACGGGAGGGACTAACTCAAATCCCTTGACGTCGGATAAGGCCAGTTCTGCATCCACATTGTTATTGCGGTAATGATAGATGCGATTCTCAATGTCGTATAAGCCATCTACCTTGTGATGAATTTGGAGATAACAATAATCCTCCCCGTTGACGGTCACGATGCTGTCAAAGGCGCACTCCGTAATGATTCCGTTCTGCCATGCTAGCGGCCAGATATGCTCCACGGTCACATAATCCATCACAATGCCGTCAGCACTACCAGGTACAGGGCCTTCTTCCGTGGCCTTCATTCCCACTACACGGGGAATAAACGCCACCGTCCCGAGCGCGAATGCTTTCTCCTGCATTTCATTTGACTTGACCAGAAAGTTGTTTTCTTTGAGCACATGGTCAACAAATTCCTGTTCCCTCTGGCCCTCAATGGTAATCTCCACCTTCTCGTTCATCAGAAGGTTTGCCCAATCTTCCGGGATCTTCTTGCCCATGTTAAGCGTGAAGCGCTTGCATTTGACCATGCTCGTGCCGTTTCTGACCTTGTACCTGTGGAAGCCCTTCACGTCGCCCACATACCAAGATTTCCACTCCTGCACTTTGCGGTAAAACTCCTCTGGAACGGTGGAGTAACCGAGATGTTTTAGTTTTTCGGTAATGTTCATTCGGGCACCTCATCCGAAAGCAGGCTGTTTAGAAACGCAATTGCTTCTTTCTTTTTGTCAATCCATCCAAACCGCGGAGATGTCCCATAATCCCCGAACATACAGACAAGGGTAAACCATAGGATAGCTTCAACAGTTTCGCTTTCATCCCCATATTTAAGACTTTTAGGGGGTAGAATCGTCCCTCCTTCAGAAAACATAGATATATGCTCTAGCAATGAATGAACGATTTCTTCATATCCATTATAAAAAACAAGATAGTTCATCGCTTGTTCAAGGTTCATGCAGTCATCCCCATTCTCCTAAATACACGCTCGAGAGCATATCTTGTGGCGTCAATAAGGTGGTTATTCTCGTCAGGATACCCGCTGATGATCTCCCCATCCTTATTTCGCTCATACTCATAATTCACAAACTCGTTATATGCGTTTGGTGTCCTCCGGCGGTCAATAACAATCTTCCTCCGCTGGAGCCACTTCATGCCATATTCCACGCTTCCAGGGCCTTTGATTGCTTCCTTGGCCGGAAGCCCCATTGCCCGGTAGTCCGCCGCTGACTTCGGCTCGGCGCTGTCGCAGGTAATGTAAGCATCCTTGTAACCTTTGGAAAGAATCAACTTCGCGCTCGCCTCGTTGGTCAGCTTATTTTGGTATATCTCGTCAATTAGGTATATTGTCTCTCTAGCCCGGTCATAGTGGAGGCGGATAAAGGCAAATGGGTCAGGGAACCAGCCCCAGTCAACACCTTGATAGATACGGTCAAAGGAAACGAACTCTTCTTCCGTGATTTCCCTCAACTCCAGATTCTCAAATACGTTTCCGCCGGTGCCGACCGCTTCGCCCAAGTATTCATGGCGATAGGCCCTCTCGTCCGTGGTCTTCAAGTGTTCAGCTTCTGCCAGGAACTGTGCCCCCAACCACTCCGGCGGGGCCTCCAAGTATGTGCTCTTATGGCACAGCCTGTCCGCTCTTTCTTCCAAGCTGTCTTTGTTGGCCCAGTTGTCCCGGCTGATGGGTGGATTGTAGCTCTCAAAGTTCCAGAACTTCGACCCGCCGCGCATGGTAGATTGTAAAATGGTTCTAATCTCCGCCCGACCGGAAAACTGATCTTTTTCTTCAAAGTGTGTTACAGCGATATATCCGAACGGAACCTTAATGGACTTTATTTTCATGGGGTCATCAGCGCCCCGGAACATGATTTTCTGCCCAGTCGGCTTATAAATCAGCTCCATAGGTTGAACCTTAGCGTCCCAGTACGCCGCCATACCCAATTCTCCGATTGCCCATAGATATTGTGCATACACGCTGTCCCGGATGGTGTTCGCCACTTTGCGAAGTACCAAGGCGTGGGTGTTTGAATTGGTCAGCAAGATAAGCGGCACCAGCAGGGAAACGCAGGAAGATTTAAGCGAGCCTCGGCCACCAGACAAATCATAGTGTGTGTGTCCGTGTTGGAATACGTCACGAGCCAGTAGGTGGAATGCAGGTCCAAGGACGGACGATAAACGAATCTCAGACATCTATGACCACCTTAACCTCCGTATCTCCATCGCCGTTCGCCTTTCCATCGAACGCTCCCACATGCTTTCCCAGTAATTCAAGCGCTTTTATCTTGCTGGAATACTTCAGATCGCTGTCATTCGCATCCGAGGCCGGTTTATCTGTGATTTCCTTCAGCTTGGCAAGCACATAGTCCTGTGTAATCTCTGTCCGTTCACTTCTGGCTCTCTTTGCTTCCTGAATTGCGGAAGAAACGTTATTTTTCGTAATTAGCTGCCGCCCAATTTCAGGGTTTTTATACCCTGCCCGAAGAGCAGCCTGTGCGGCATTCAAATCCACAAGGTACTCCTGCACAAATCTTTCCTGCTTTGGCGTTAATGCCACACTCACCACCTCTCGCCTAAGTAGAGTCTACAAATGCCCCCCACCGCCACCGATAGAGCGCGCCCTCTCTCTTTCTTTTCGGGGGAGATTAAGGGGG